GTGTTGGTTTTGTCTATTGCATAACCAATACTATCTCGGGACGCAAATATATTGGCAAAAAATTAGCAAAGTTTAGTAAAACGACCTACAAGACTGTAAAGTTAAAGAACGGCACCAAGAAAAAAAAGAAAATCCGTAGCAAGATAGACAGCGACTGGCAGGAATATTACGGGTCCAGTCCCAACTTACAAAAAGACATAGACACTATAGGCAAACAAAACTTCTCCCGAGAAATTCTCTACTATTGTAAAAGTAAAGCAGAAACATCTTACATTGAGGCCCGTGAACAATTCGACCGCAAAGTATTAGAATCAGACGAATATTATAACGGACACATACAGGTCCGTGTACATGGCTCACATATCAAAAAATAATTAAGGCTCAACAATACGGTTAAAGCAAGCGTCAGCTAACATCGGACGCCCTAGACCTGGATCTCGGATCACAGGGATGGAAATCTCTCGCCGTTAAGAGTGCTCAACCACTACCCGCAAGGATGAGGACAGCTAATAAGACCTGCTGTTTGGTTGTTTGAAAAGGAATAAAATAGGCAAAATGAAGGGAGAAAAACCCTACGTTTACAGATCAGTTAGCGTTGATTTGTAGACCGCCGCTGGATGAAGACTCTGCTCGTGGTACAGGCCAACCGCCACTGTAATGCAGTAACGCTAAGTGACACATGTTCGACTCGGATAATGTCATTTTTTTCGCCCGGTTCTGGGCGAAGTGTGACTGAACGATCTGGATAATATCTTAAAGCTTCGCTTAAAATCATAATTAAGAACTAGTGAATCACTGAAAGTGATGAACGAGTGAACGCAGTTCACTCCTAAGTAATAAATAAATCATAAAACCTTTTAAGGAATAGTATCATGAGAATAGCGCAGTTATTAGAGTTTCAAAAAGAAGACTTTCGACAAATGAGTCAGCAGGCTAGTAATATTCAGCATCCTTGGAATCAGAATACTGTGACAAGAGCTGGAAATCAACTTGCTCAAGTTGGTCAGAATGTTACACAAACTGCTCCTCAGGACAATGCTCCAGTTGAGTTAACTGCTACTCCTCAAGATACAGGAGGAACACCGCCACAGCAACAACAACAAAATGCTCCAATGGATCCAACACTAGCACAAAATTTACCAGGGCAAGAACCTCCTAAGAAATCTTTTGCACAGAAAGTAGGTGGTCTAGCTAAAGGTGTAGGTGCAGTAGCAGGTGGAATTGCAGGTATTGGCCGTGCAGTTAAGAAAGGTTACGCCGCAGGAGCAAATGCTGTCGGTGGACCTGGATATGCACAATCTGGTGGTGCGAGCGCTGGTAGCAGTGGTGGATCTGCAGGCGGTGGTGCTGGTGGAAGCGGAGGTGCCGGAGGCGGTACTGGTAGTAATTATGATGATGAAATTGCTAATCTAAAGAGCACTATCCAACAAATGGATCAAAGACTACGCAGAGTTGGTGCTGAATAATTAAAAGAACGGCATCTTTGATTCTTTAGTTGTTTCTAAATTATCTTTTATAACATCACTAATTATAGTTCGATCTTGATAATCAAGCATATAGGCTTCGTCTATACTTAACGATCCTCTCATAAACCAAGCCATTTTAAAAAGTTCTTTCTTTAAGGCTTTTGACTCTGCATCTAATTCTTCAACTACAGAATTAATTTCATCTATAGTTAATGTCAAAAGCCTCATCCGAAAAAATCGGAATTATTAAAACTAACTGGTATTGTATAACTAGCAGGAGCCCCCTGTGCTTGTTGTTCTTCACTGGTGCCAAATTCTAAAGGTTTTAGATCATTACGATTTTTAAGCTCAGTTAAATGATCTTGTACACACTTGAAAATATCTTTATCAGCATTAGCTACATATTCTGTAATGAATTTACGATCTGTTACATCACCGTCTGGTGTTGAGATTTTATAGATACTTTCGGTCATTAAATCGATAGTAGCTTTGGTTAGACTAGAAAAACTTGTATTGAATAATTCGATCTTTTTCTCATCTGATATAGTCTCATCATTAACTAGATTCATAATCCTTGCAGTTTCAAAACTCTTAATACTTGTCTGTGTTAAATGTTTGTAAGTTAATGGTCTAACATAGATTATAAAATCTTCAGTAATTGGTACTTGTTCTACCCATATGTTATTTTGCTGTTGATCTAATAACATTCTCAAATCAACATCATAATCAACTTCTTCATCAATCACTGGAATTTTATGAGTGATGCCCATTTTTTCACCGTAGGTTGCTAATCGAATAGCAATAAGAATTGTATCTAAATCTATTGTCGGGCAATCCCAAGCATTTTTAATATTAGGTATACAACTTTGTATAACATCAACTATACTTTGTCCATTCATCAATGCGTCCGGAGTTTTGAATATTAGTTCATCTCGAGCTGTCATTGAGTATACAGGGAATTCATTATTTTCTGGAATAACAATACTTTTAGCAGGCCAAAATTCTCCATTACTAGGTAGTCTAATATAAATCTTTGGTTGGCGCATATAGCCAGCTAAAGGGTTATTTCTTATCTGTTGAGTGTTTGGTTGCATATTTTTCTCCGAATAAATAATATGAGATTAATTCTAATCTATTTATATACATATATTATAGCGATTTTTAAACTATGAACGGTGCAACCGAACAAACCCTAGCAGAACTATTAGCCACAGCTCAGGCTATGAATGTTAACTTGGTCAAACTAAATGGTCTTGTTAGTAAGATGAACGCTTCTGGCGGAAGTGGTGGGGGTGGAAGCAGTAGTAGTGCAGGATCAAGCAATCCTGCTTCTATGGCAAGTTCTGCACTATCATCATTCGGTGACACTGTTGGATCGGTTGGAGGACTAATAGGTAAAGTTCTCGGCGGTGCAATTAGTTTGGTAGCAGGAGTATTCGGAGCATTAGGTAGTATAATATCAAGCGTTATTGGTACATTTGTAGATTTAGGAAAATCACTTTTCGAATTCAGTAAAAAGGCCATGGAAGGTACTGCTAGACTTAGCGATTTCCTAGCGGCCTTTAGCACTTTACCTCTTGGTATTGGCACACTGTTTTCACTAGCTTCAGCATTAACCACAGTTAATGAAAGGCTGCTTGATTTCTATAGAGAGCTAACAAATGTAGGCGCCTCATTTAGCGGAAATCTATTTGAAATGCAACGATCAGCGGCTAAGGCACATCTAGCACTAGGTGACTTTGCTAAAGTAGTATCACACAATAGTGAAGTTTTTGCCTCAATGGGTGGTAATGTGCAGGCAGGAATTGATAGATTTTCTAACAGCATGAATAAGCTAATGGATACTAATGGTCCGTTTGCTAGAAAATTATTAGCATTAGGTTATACGGCAGAACAAGCGGCTGATCTAACGATGAAGTATATGGCCAATCAAGGCACCATGAACAAGAAAGGTCTTGAAGATGCTAACTTGGTATCACAAGGTGTAATGGAATATGCTCAACAACTTGATGGACTAAGCAAGTTAACTGGTAAAAGCAGAGAAAAACTTCAGCAGGAAATAGATGAAGTACAGATGGAAGAAACATGGAAATCATTTTTAGCAGGAATGGATCCAAAAGAAGCTCAAAAACTCACCGCCGCTGTAGCACAGCAGACGGCCCTAGGCGGCAAAGAAGCAGGCAATAGTCTAAAACTTGCCTTCCAAGGAATTAATGTACCATTAACTGACGCACAAAAGGCTCTTGAAGTGCAGTCCAATGGTATGATGAGTCGTAGCAACGAACAAATTGTTGCAGGAGTTAAAGCAGGTCTGACTCAAGAACAGGTTATTCGTCAAGTTACAAAAAATGCTGTAGATATGGGCAATCAGATATCGGCAAATCAAAAGCAAATGGGAGCTGGAATGACAGGATTTTTGCAGGCTACAGGTAACGCCCAAGTAACTGCAACTTCACAGTTTGTTCTTACAGCTAGAAATCTAAAAGAAGGAGATAAAGCATTTGATAAAGCGATTGCAGATAGAATGAAACAAGAAAAAGGTAATGCAAGTGAGTTAGCGATTGCTGAACAAAGAGTAAAAGAATTTGGTCAAGAACTAACTCTCATGTTTTCTAGGATAAGCGAACTCCTTATGCCCACTGTAATGAAGCTGGCAAATATCTTTCTTGGCCTAGCTGAAAAATATATGCCTAAACTGGCTGAAGTTGCTGAATGGGCCGCAGGAAAAATAGTTCAATTTTTTGCTTGGGCAGAAGGATACTTCAACGATCTAGTAGGAGTATATAATAATGCAGGTGGTTGGAAAGCAGTATTCACAAAAATATGGAATGATTCTACTAAAGCACTAAGTGATATGTGGGATAAAGTATGGCCGGTTGTAAAACCAAAGCTAGAACAAGCGTTTAAGGACATCGGTGATTACTTAAAGCCGTTATGGGATAAACTAATGAATGATATTTCTATTAGAATAAAAGATTGGATAGGAGATAATACTTGGTTCGGTGAATCTTCAAAGGATCGAAAAGAAAGAGAATCCGTAATGGAGAGTAAGAGTTACAAAGAATGGACAGAGGCTGCAAAGAAAAGTACTGATATAGTTGGTCAATTTGGTTATTTTGTTCGAAAAGCAGTAAATGAAGACCCTAAACAAGCATATGAAACTTATAAAGCACAGGTAGAAATGGGACAGTGGGATCCTAATAAGGTAGCAGTAAGTCCTCAACAACGCCGAGCATCAGGCGGACTAGTTAATCCAGGATCATACCTAGTTGGAGAGCAAGGTCCAGAAATAGTTAATACTAGTATGTCAGGTGATGTTATTTCTAACGATAATCTAACAGCCCTACTGAAAAACAGCAACAATAATAATGTTGTAGCCGCATTAGAAAGGTTAAATAACACACAACTACAATTACTAGCGGCCATGCATCTTAATAATAATATTACAGATAAACAGGTTAAAGCTACTGTAGCACTAGGTGGCGATTTATTCGCATAATATTATGGCATGGAAAAAGTATTTTACTCCCGTTAACATAGGTCAAAAAAGTCCAATTAGTGGATCTAATTTTGGCGCTACAGTAGGTAGAACTAATTATAGTAGCTATCTACCAGATGTATACACAGGACATCCTAACAGATTAGAACGCTATGGACAATATGATACTATGGATAACGACTCAGAAGTTAATGCCGCGTTGGATATACTTGCTGAATTCTGTAGTCAAATCAACGAAGAAAATGGTACCCCATTTCAAATATTCTTTAAAGAACAGGCTACCAGTACAGAAATTAAAGTCATTAAGAAGTATCTACAGCAGTGGACCAAGTTAAACAAGTTTCAAACTCGTATTTTTAAGATTGTACGCAACGCATTTAAGTACGGTGACAGCTTCTTTATTAGAGATCCTGAAAACGATTCGTGGTTCTATGTAGATCCAGCTAAGGTAGACAAGATCATTGTCAATGAAAGTGAAGGTAAGAAGCCTGAACAGTATGTGGTCCGTGATATTAATGTAAACTTTGAGGACTTAACTACTACACAGATTAACCCTACTAATCAAAATGTCACTCCTGGTAATGTTGCCTATGTAACTGGTGGCGCTCAACAGCGTGGTATGGTTGGTGCTTACCCACAGGGTAGTCAAAGTCGTTTCACAGTTAATCAAAATCAATGGGCAATTGATGCAAAACATGTGATCCATATCAGCCTAAGTGAAGGTTTGGATAACAATTTTCCGTTTGGTAACAGCCTATTAGAAAGCATCTTTAAGGTCTATAAGCAAAAAGAGCTATTAGAAGATGCTATTATTATATATCGTGTACAGAGAGCTCCAGAACGCAGAGTGTTCTATATTGATGTAGGCAATATGCCAAGTCACTTGGCTATGAGCTTTGTTGAGCGTGTTAAAAATGAAGTAAATCAACGCAGATTACCATCAGTAAGCGGTGGTAGTAACTCAGTTGTTGACTCAAGTTATAATCCATTGAGCATAAATGAAGATTATTATTTCCCACAGACAGCAGAAGGTCGTGGTAGTAAAGTAGAAACACTACCCGGCGGAACTAACTTAGGAGAAATTGATGACCTTAGATACTTTACTAACAAGTTGTTTAGAGCTTTGCGTATTCCTAGCAGTTATCTTCCTACTGGCCCGGATGATGGAGGTAGCTCTTTCAATGATGGACGAGTAGGTACAGCCTATATCCAAGAGTTAAGATTTAACAAGTACTGTGAAAGACTTCAAAGTTTAATGAACGAGCAGTTTGATACTGAGTTCAAACTGTACCTGCATAACAAAGGTATGAACATTGATCCTAATTTGTTTGATGTTAGATTCAATCCGCCACAAAACTTTGCCAGTTATCGTCAAGCAGAGATGGATACAGCCCGTGTGAATACATTTGGAACCATGGTTGGTGTACCTTTTATGAGTAAACGCTTTGCTATGAAACGATTCTTAGGACTAACAGCAGAAGAAATTGCAGAAAACGAAAAACAATGGCGTGAAGAAAATGTAGATAAAGGCACAAATCTAAGTGCTCAAGCTGAATTACGCTCAGCAGGTGTTACAGCAGGTGGATTATCGGATGATATGGATTCGTTAGGATCCGCAGGAGCCCCACCTGAAGGTATGGAAGGCGATATGGCCGCCGCCCCTGCACCAATGCCTGGAGGCGCTCCTCCAGGTGCACCAGCATAAATATTACCATGCTATTAAACGAATTCTTATATTTTAATAATGAAAATCTAGAACCTACAGAGAATGATCGTTACAATATTGATAACGATGATTCAGTACAACGGATTAAAGATCGTAGAAGTCGTTTGACCTTGCGTATGTTAAGTGATCTACGCAAAGCAGGAGAAGCTAGAGAAAAAGAACAGAAAGAAGATCTCGATCTAGTTCGTGTTATGTACGCTACTCCTGCTGAAGAAGAAGCGGCAGCATAATAGCATAATTTAATATTTAGAATCAAAAACTAAATATTTTTGTCAAAAAAGAGTGCGAACTCTGTCAACTTAAGGCAAAAACGGCTCGTTTTGGCCTATTTCAAGCATCTAATTGTCTCCTACTGTAAATATACCTGATAGCCTTGCCAATCTAATATAGGAGATAAACGCAATGTCACAAAAGATGCAACAGCTCTTAGATCTAATTGTCAACGAGGAAATGGATAAGGCAAATGAATTATTCCATGAAATCGTTGTTGAAAAGTCTAGAGAAATTTATGAAAATATGATCGCTGAAGAAGCGGACGAAGAAGATGAAATGGACGAGTCCACAGAAGAAGACGACGAAGAAATGGACGAGTCTATGGATGATGAAGAAGACGATGAGTCTATGGATGAAGGTTTTGATATGGAAGGTGATGACGAAACTTCTATGGAATTACCTGGCGGTGATGAGACCGACGATTTTGTTGATGCTACAACAGATCACGACGCAATGGGCGACGATGATATGGGTGACGGATCAGCTCCAGCAACAAAAGACGATGTACAAGATTTAGAAGATGCTCTTGCTGAACTAAAAGCAGAATTTGCAGCCTTAACTGGAGGCAGTGCTACTGGTGATGAAGAGGGCGACGAGTTCGGCGGTGATGACGAAGGCGGTGAAGAGAACCCATTCGGCGACGAAGAAGGTGACGATTCAGACGACGAAGAAGACGATGACGAAGAAGCCGATGAAAGCATGGGTGTTGTTCGTGAATATCGCGAAACAGTTGGAAACGACTGGAACAAAAACAGCATGAAGACCCAAGGTCAACTAGCTGGTGCTGGTACAGGTGAGAAACAATCTGCTCCGGTAGAAGGCAAGAGTGCAGTTAGTTCTGGAAAAGGTAAGCCAACAACTGGCGCTACCGCTAAAAATATTGCCCAAGCTGGTAAAGGCGTAGGCGAAATGAGCGGAACAAGTCCAAATGCTGACAAAGGTAGCCGTGGTTTAGTTGGTGCAACTAAAGGTGAATTCACTAAAGGTGTTGAAAAGAACATTTCTAGTTCATCTAAGACCAGCATGAAGAGCGGTTCTGACACTAGCAAGCAAGGTTCAGGTTACCCAGGAAACAACAAGACCGCAGGTCCAGTTGGTTCAGGAACAGGTGACAAAGCCGGCCAAACTAGCGTTGGTCAAGTTAAGAGCCCAATCAATGGTGCTCCAAACAGAAACGCATAATTAGAGAAACTGGATGAAACAAATATCCTACTTAAGAGAACATCTTAGCTTCGATCAAGCTCGTGTAGTACTAGAGTCTGACGACAAAGAAGGTAAGAATCTTTTCCTAAAAGGCATTGCAATTCAAGGCGGTATAAAGAACGCTAATGGGAGAGTTTATCCCATTAGCGAGATTACCAAAGCCGTTAAGACTTTAAATGATCAGGTAGCTAATGGTTACTCTGTATTAGGAGAAGTAGATCATCCAGATGATTTAAAAGTAAATTTAGACCGTGTATCACACATGATTACAGATATGTGGATGGACGGTCCAAACGGTTACAGTAAGATGAAAATCTTACCTACACCAATGGGTAACTTAATCCGTACTATGCTTGAAAGCGGCGTAAAACTTGGCGTAAGTTCTAGAGGCAGCGGTAACGTTGATGACAGAACAGGTGAAGTAGCAGAGTTTGAGATTATTACAGTAGATATAGTTGCTCAACCTAGCGCCCCAGGTGCTTATCCTACTCCTGTGTATGAACATTTAATGAACATACGTGGTGGGTATAAAGCATTAGGTGTTGCTAATGAAGTAAAAGAAGATCCAAAGGCCCAGAAATATTTGCAGGAAAGTCTCTTGCAAATTATTAAAGGTCTAAAATAAGCCCGAGGAGAAAATAGATGTTGGACGCATTCAAACAATTGGTCGAGTCAG